TCTTTGCTCAATGAGCTTCCTTAGCATCGCGGCAAATACCGGCTCTAATCGCACACAAACCGCATCAACGATGTGATCAAAAACCTCAGCATCCATGTTAAGCGGCTTCCGCGAAGTTCGCGGAAGCTCGTTAGTAGTGGTGGCTGCCTCGTCGAGCTTTTCGACCCGTTCGGCCGGAGTCGGCAGCTCGCTAAATCGCGGTTTAATCGCGGCGCGCTCTGCAGCACTGGCTGGGGAAGTGATGTTTTTGCGAATAGGAATCATCAGCGGATTGCATCGCGGGCTTTTTCGGCAGCGAAGCGCCCGCGCGCCTGGCTGTCGCACTTTGACGCGCGAATTTTGCACCAGATCAGAAATTGCTCCGGATCAATCATGGCGCGGATGGCTGGTACGCCGCTTGCCGCGATCCTGCGTTCCACTGCTTCCGCTCTGTGCAACCAATCGTCATAGACTTCCGGGAATCTTTCACCATCGGCCATGATTTTGCAGATGCGCGGATAGTCCTCGCGCCCATACCACGGAATTCCCATCGCGCTGATGCGCCCAGTCTCGCCGATCGCTTGTTGTTTAGTGGCCATTGGGGATCACCTCGGCAACATCTCTGCGAGCGATCTTTTGCGAGGCTGGGCCTGGCGTATAGTGACACCACCGCTGTCGTTTGGTGCGGCACTGAGCAAATCTTCCAGATCCGCCTGCGGAGCGCCCTGCGCCGCTTCGCGCTCGGCTTCCAACTTCGCCCAGCTCACATCCGACATTCCGTAAACGCCGTACTTGATGGCGGCGCCGGTCGCCTGCACCAACGTATCGAGCGCCTCGTTGTCCTGGCGATCATCCTTTTCCCAGCGATAGGTGGTGAAGCCGTAGCGGGTATGCGGCACCCGCCGCTCCGCCGTCAGCTCCTGAAAATATTCATCCTCGAGGCCGGATGGAAACGAGACATAGCCGACCGCCAGCGGATCATCCTTGGCGAGATCGCGATAGAGCGCCATTTTCAGGATCGAGACGCCGAGATTGTAGAAGCGGCGCGAATATTTTCGCAGTAAGCCGGTCTTCTCGTTGCGCTCGCGCTTCACCAACGCCAGGCGCGGGGCGGAATCCTCGCCGCGGCCGCGCACCATGATCACTTTCGACGCCGGATGCCGGCGCACAAAGCTCCAGACATCCTCGGTCCAGGCGTTGCCGTCGATCGCCGCCCGATCGATGCCGAGCGACTTGCCGGCGACGTTGATCCATTGCTTGGCCAGCACAAGGTCGAGATTGCGCTGGCAATCGGGATCCGAGATGTGTCGATCGACAATGCCGTAGTCGATCACGTAGCGGCGATACTCGCGACCAAATCCTACGAGTTGCCACTCCACCCGATCACCTTGGCAATCGATCCCAAGCATAAGCAGGACCGCACCCGGCGGCACCCTGCCCCGCACATAGTGTGAGGCGGCCGCCCGATTTCGTAAGTCCTCCCACGGTGGCGCTTCACCTTGCGCCTTGTAGGCTTCGCCGACCGTTTCGTTGAGGAAGGACTTCTCTGCTGCCGGATCGCCCTTGGCCTTCAGCCATTCGCGGGCGATCAATTCCCACGATTGCAGATACGAGTAGGCCGACCAGATCCAGAATGACCGGTGGTAGCGCTTGGCCGCGGGGTTACGCGCGCGCCATTCGAAGCCGGCGAGCATTTTCGCTCGGTCGGTTTCGTGGATCTCACAGCCGCAGCCCTCGCAGACAAAATGCGCGAGCTCCGGATGATCGACATCGAGATGCCCCTGCATGTTGTCCCATTCGAGCACCTGCATGTGCTCGCAATGCGGACAGGGGACATAGGGATATTCCTGGCTGCCGGCTTCGAAGTTCTTAGTGATGCGGCACCCCGGCAGGATGAGCGGGGTGGAGATTTTCAAGATCTTGGCAAACTCATCGGAGCGCGAGCGATTGTCGGCTTGCTGCTCGGGATCGCCGGCGGGGTTTGGTTCCCATTTGCTGACATCGTCCTGCACCTGGCGGGACATCGTGACTTGCGAGAGCGAGGCCGGCGAATTTGCCCCGGAGATCAGGATGGCGCCGAGACCGTCAGCACGCTCCTTGAAAAGGATTGAATTGCCGCTGTCCCGCGATTTCTCGGGAAACAATCGCGCCAGCGTCGGCGTCCCGCGCAGCATCGGACTGAGTTTGAGTTTCGACCAACGGGATGCGTTGTCGTCGGTTGGATGCACGACCAGGATGTCGCGCGGATCCATGACCATCGAACCGCCGACAAAAATGTTGCCCACGACAGTCTTGCCGACCTGGGCCGAGCCTTTCATGGTAACAAAGCGGCAAGGATCATCCGGCGACAGCGCGCGCAGGATCTCGTCGAAATAGGGAAACAGGTTGCGATTGTATGGGCCGGGAAACCGGCTTTCACGTTCCGTGAAGACGATGTTGTTTTCAGCCCAGGACAGATAGTCGACCAGCGGCGGCGGTTCGATCGCCGCGATCATAGCCTCGATCGCCAGGCGTTCCGGATTGGTGACCTGAATTTGCATTGTCATTCGATCGCCAGCGCGTTCTCGAGGGCGGCTTCTGCTTGCTCGCCGACATCGACCTGGGCAACCAACGGAACGCCATCAACGCCGCGGCGCAGCGCCTTGGCAGCGGAAGCTCTCACCTTGCGGAATTCTCCGCGGACAAGGTGCACCACATCGCGCGGCGGCAGGTTGAAGGTCGCAGCGATCGTATTTGCAATCTCCGCTGCGGATCCCTCGAATATGGTCACGACCTGGGCGGCGATGCGCCCCATCTGTTGTCGTGCCAGGTCGGAATCCGTCAGCCTCCCAACTTTCTCGGCTTCCTCGCGCGCAGCTTTACGATTAAGCCGCTGCAGCTGCTCGAGCTTCTCGCGCTTGAGCTGCTCCTCGATCGGATCGGCAGCAGGGCCGACATCCGAGGCCGGCAATGGCTGATCGAGCCTGGTGGTAATGCCGTTGCCGAAGCGCTGGGAGATATCGAGGTTGCGCTTGAGCTGCTGGCAGGCCACGGATACCCGGATGCGTGCGCATCGCCCTTCACCAACAAGTGCGTCACCGGATATTTTTTTCTCTGACAGAAATTGTGAAACGCGCCCGGCGCTCACGCCGATCAAGGTTGCAAAAGCGCTCTTGGTGACGATGTCGCCGCTCGTCTCAAGGGAGGCGCCATCAATCATCCCGCCGCCGTTCTCCGGCTTCACGTTCACGGCCTCACCAATCACGACGTGGCGCGAGTATCGGAGCGCCGTGCGTCGAGCCAAGCAACAACGTCGTCATAACGAAAGCGAACAAGACGACCGACGCGGATCGCCGCGGGCCCGCGGTTGCTGTCGAGCAATTTGGTTAGACCTGAGACCGAGAGACCGAGGTAGCGCGCCAGCTCGGCCTTCCCGAACAGTCGATCAACCGGCAATCCAGGCCCTCGGCCGGTCACGCCAGGATGAAGTAACGTCATGGCAATGCCCTCATCGCGAACATTCGCACATGAGGGCTCTATAGGGTGCTTCGGGGCATTAAAAAATGCGCGAAAAGATTTTCTATGTTAAGGCCTTGACGCTAAAGGGCGATAGATCGGTGATGGCATCGAGAGAACCAGAGCCCGCAAAATTGGTGCGGGCGACACCTTGCGGGCAGCTTCCGGCAAGTTGCTATTCGGCGGCCTTCAGCCCTTCGCGAGCACCGAGCAGCTTTCGGATCCGGTCTATCCGGTCACCCCAACCTAGACGCTTGAGCACCAGGATAAATCCGTTAAACAAATTTACATCGCCAAGAGCAACCGCGTTGAATGCACCGTGCAGCGCATACGCTGACCCTACCAGCCACACTTGATCGTCACCATCAGCGGCCGCGATCAATTTTGCAACCTCGCGGGCGTGCTTCTTCGTCCGGATCTCTAGCGGAAATTCGCTCTCGCCGCTGCCACCCTTATATTCAAACGAAACGCCGTTCGCCGCCAGAACAACAACGCTGTCTTTGTGGAATGCGGCGGCCCCGAGTTGGGCGGCATTGGTGAGCCCAACGCCACGCATTGTGGTCAGCCAGTAGGTAAAGCCGACCTCAAAGCGCCGCGGGGCATGCCGCAGCGGCACCGCGCCGCGCGGGCGGCGCCCGGCATAGCGCGGCCGGAAGATGCCTCTTTCCCTCGCTTCCTTGCGAGCCCGACTGACCATCAGCGCGACCTTTTCAGCGGAATGACTTCTCCGCTTGTTTGCTCCGCGGGGCCGCCCATAGCCGCTGCGAGCTGCGCGCCGATGGCGTCCGATGCGCGGCGTGCGACGGTATCGCCAACGTGGGCATATTTTGCCGTGGTCGAGGCCTGGCGGTGACCGAGCAAGGCGCCGATCACCGGCAGGCCGAAGCCGACACCGACGCCGGTCGCGGCGTGGGTGTGGCGCAGCGTATGCAGTGTCACGCCGGCGAGCTCGGCATGGTTGACGACCTGGCGCCAAGGTTTCGCCAGGTCGGCACGCGGCTTCTCGTCTGCCGTGCCGGCGCGATCGCCGGCAATCACGAATTCGCCGAGCCGGATCCGCGACAGCTCGTCCAGCACCGTGAGCGCCGGCGCGTTGAGCAAAATGTCGCGGCGGCCGGTCTTGGAATCGTGCAAGGTGAAAAGGCCGCGCTCGAGATCGACATCCTCCCACCGCAGATGCAGGATCTCGCGCAGCCGGCAGCCGGTGAACAGCAATAACCGAATGGCGTTGGTTGCGAACGGCGAGACGATGATGCGGCGATTTTCCGGTTTGCGATTGTGCTTGGCGTTCGGCGACGTAGCATCGATCTCGAACGGCAAGCCGACTGTTTCCGCCGCGGCGAGCGTCTCGGCCAGGCGCCCGAGCTCGGCGGTGGTCAGAAAGCGCTCCTTGCTCAGCTCGCGAAAGTGCGTGATGCCTTTTGCCGGATTGACGCCCTCCAATAATTTGTCGAGGCGCCCGGCCCAGGTGTAGAGGCCGGAAAGTAGGGTCACCACGCGATTGGCCGTTGGCTCGGCAGTCTCGCCGATCGCCCGATGCAACCGCTCCAGGTCGGCGCGCGTGACGTCGCTGGCGCGCTTGGAGCCCAGCCGAGGGATGATGTGATTTTCGAAGTAGTGCTCGTAGAGCTCCGCGGTGCGCGGCTTGCGCTTGGTGCTGATTTCCTCGCGCATGAACCGATCGGCGAGCTCCTCGATCGTCGCCGCCGTGCGCTGCTGGTGACGCTCGGCGGCGGGATCACCGCCAAGCGCGACCATGCCGGCCAGGCGCTTCGCCTGGCGCCGGGCCTTCTCCGGCGACAGGTCATCGGCCGGCGCCAGCGTCATGCGCCGCACGGCGGCGCGGCGGCCGCCGCCGGGGCGGAATTCGTAGGTCCACGATCGGGCGCCGGCCGGCGTCACGCGGACGCCGAGCTTGGCCACCACCGTGTCGTATTCGATATAGGTTTTGGCGCGCGGCTCGAGCGCGGCGATCGCGGCCTTGGTCAGCTTGCGCGGCATCGAACCTCCGACCGTCTAGTCACGTGACTGCAGCCCTCGCGGCCTGCTCGTATCGTCACTATGTCGTCACGCCGTGGGGAAACGGCGGGTAAGAGCAGGAATCGCGGTAGCGCGAAAACGCGCGTCGCGCAAGGCTTTCGGGGGATAACCGGGCAGTGCGGGGAAGCGGGGGAAATCGCCCGATCTAAACTGGGGGACTGGGGGTCCCGAGTTCAAATCTCGGCGCTCCGACCATGCCGCTCCGTGGCGACGAATCCACGCCTTTAGGCGTCAACGGCGCCGTTTCGAACCGCTCT